GTGGTTATCCCTCGGTCATCCCATGCTCATCTACACATTCGTCCCAGAGTGTGCCGGTGGCAAGGTACCCGAGGGCGCCTTCTTCATTGAAGGTGATGTGGTCAAAACCCTCGTCTCGGGGGGTGGTGAGTACAAGCATCGTCTTTGGGATTACAATCATGACTCGATTTGGACCACGTATTCCAACCGGAAGAAGTGGTACTATCCTGTCTTGTCTGTTCTGTCTATGCTGAGGATTACCCGTGCTGCTGATGTCGTCATGTCCAGCGTTGATCACTTCGAGGTGGGTGAACATCGCCGGATTGTGTCGATTGTCCCTTACTGTCGGTTACCCTGTGTGCTATGGAACGAGCCAACAAGCCAGTTGGCCCGGGCCAAACTCTCACAGAAAACGGAACAGGGCGAATTCGCTATGTTCCGGGTGCTGACAAAGACAGGACCTGCAATCACATTGGCGCCAGCTGGCTTGCCAGCTAGCGTGACCATCTCTGAAGAGGAATTCTATTCCACAGGAGTCAGGTTTAAGGAGTCGACCTCCAAACACCTGAGCGATGTGGCTAGATACCTTAAAGATCATGATTGCAAGAAAGCAACTATGGTGTACGACTACTTGGAGAGTCGTGCGCCGAAAGTGCCTGCATTAACAGTGCATGCACCCGGGCAGTTCGCAAAGCATTTCCAGGCTCTGGGGCCAAACATTGCAGAGGAGGGGAAACGGTACGCACGCGAGTACGCACCATGCCCAATCAGTGCTGCAGCGGTCTTCCCTGTGGAATCAGGAAACAACGACACCTTGTGTGTCGAGAAACGTATTGAGCACCCACAGGCGTTGGCCTATGCAGCAATTGAGGAAAGCAACCCTAAAGGCAGGAGTGGGGAACCTCCTCGGAGGTTCGCTGAGTATGCGAAAGATTTTGTCAGGGAACTTGTCAAGGTTCAGGGTAAAGGCAAACCCATCTCCATAGATGAGGTTGTCCAAGCCCAGAGCCGACCCACACAGCGGGCTCGCTCCGCTCAGAGGAAGATGGACTGGTCCGAAAGGTTCCGTGTCCGTTCTTTCCAGAAGAGAGAGCCTTATGCAATGCCAAATGACCCTAGGAACATCTCAAGCTGTCCTACGTCTCACACCCTGAGACTCTCCACTTTCACCTACCCATTCAAACAAGAAGTGCTGCGGCCGGTGTGCTGGTACATGCCGTGCAAGACACCACGGGAGATAGCTCAATCTCTCATGGACTTTGTCCTCAATGCTGAGGACGAGTCTGACGAGTTGGTGCGTGTAGCATTGAAACAACTTGAAGGACTTGAGTGGGCAGGGGTGCTTCCTGGTGACTTCCACCGTCTGGACGGTAGTATCACTAGGTGGCTCCGTGAAAATGTTGAGTTTCCAGCGTATCTCAGCTGGGTCAGTG